TTAAACGGTAATTCCATCTAGCTTGTACATTAGCTAAAGTTATAGCGCTACGTAATATACTCTCTGCAACTGACATAGTCGGAAGCCATACAACATCTGTTTTTCTTATAACAAGGTCTACTTCTCCATCAGAAGTTTTATGTACCTTACCTTGAGTAGCTGAATCCCAATCCGTTTCTTTTATAAGCAAATCACACATATCATTGGATATCAATGATTGAAACACCCAATAATTAACATTAAGCATAATTATTCTTCGTAATCAGGTCGAACTGGCATTGTAACTTCAAATGGAAACCCTTCTTTAGCAGGTAAATCTCTAAGCTCTTGACGATATATATCATATTGCTGTTTAACTTCAACTGTAATATTGGCAATAGGAAGTTCAACCCAATCACTTAATTTTAAATATTGATTTCTTATTTTTCGAACTAGCGCTGATTTTTCAGAAATACGAATATCTATTTCTTCTTCGGTAGCATCAACTAATTCAAACTCAGGACGCCAAACACCTTGGCTATTTTTAATAAGTCCAAGCGCTTTTACATTTTTTGTATGCGGAACGTCCTCTACCATTGGCTCAAAGTTCCACTCAAATACACCATACCCATATGGCTCTGTTTCTGATGGTGTTGCCTTTTCAGAAAATGAAACTGTTGGGTATAGTGCTTTTAAATTTGTATAAAGCATTGGAGGACTTTCTACCAGTCCTACTGGAGTTCCTTTTCCATCGCCTGAGGTAAGTTTAATTACTAATTGTTGATCCATTTTTTATTTCCTTTATCTTATGGAGCTGAATTATTTGGGTATGTTTTACCAACGCCCCCATAAATAATTCTAACGCCCCCTGCAGTGCCAACATCAGGACTAGAATCATAATGAGAGCCAGTACCGCCACCAACGGCTCCTCCTATCCTGCCAATTGAAGTAGTACCGCCAGAGCCTCCACCACCGGGTCGTATGTTTGAGGTTCCACCTGCGCCACTAGCTCCAGCAACAACTAATCCAACCCCACCACCGCCGCCACCTTGTCTATTGCCATAGGGCGAAGTTGATGAGCCTCCACCACCACCACCTCCGCCTGACCCAGGCGTTGCTAAATTACTAGCACCGCCATTACCACCATTTCCTGAATAACCAGCGGCGCCACCTCCGCCCCATACACCACCGCCACCGCCATTATTTTTAACTGCACCAACCCCTGCGCTTGCTTGTCCACCTGGATTAGTGGGTGACATAGGCGCTCCTCTACCACCTTCTGCAGAAATTAAAATTGTTGCGCTTCTAGACACTGAAGATGTACCTCCAGGACCAGTTGCACCCCCGAAACCAGTCGCTGCAGGACCAGCTGCACCTACTACAACCGTTAATGTTTCTCCTGGTGTTGTAGGGACGCAATTTGTGTAGCTTAATGCTCCGCCACCTCCCGCTGCGTAAGTTGAAACTCCGCAACAACTAGCCCAACCTGCTCCACCGCCCCCAACACAAACAACGCATATTTTTGATGCGCCAGTTGGAACAACAAATGAGTATGTGCCTGCGGTTGTATATGTTGCACAACCATATGGAATTATATTAGATTTTCCGTAGAAATTACTTAGCGAAATAGTTCCGCTTGGTACCCCAGCTAATGTCCTATATGATGCTTGGTTAATGTTTGCTGTAGTAGTGCCAGCAACGCCTAGCTCTACGTTAATCGCATTAAATGATATTGCACCTGATACTGGAAGCGTCATAGTTAAACTGTCCCGTAAGCTGTTACGTTGCCGAGTACAGTAAGATTACCTGATGAATCAAGTACGCCTACGTTTGTACCATTATAACTAAAAAACAAATTAGTGCCACTAGGTGTTACGTTCCACCCACCCGCATTTGTAATTTGTGTAGCATTAGTAGCGTTAGTAGCGTTAGTAGCGTTAGTAGCGTTAGTCGCATTGGTGGCAGTTGCCGCGTTACCACTTGTGTTCTGGTTCCACGTTGGAACAGTTCCAGCCAAATTAGCGTAGGTGTATCCAGTACAATTTGTAAGCGTTCCAGATGTAGGCGTACCTAAAGCCGGAGTAACTAAGGTTGGACTATTACTTAATACATTTGCGCCTGAACCAGTTGATGTAGTTACACCCGTACCACCATTAGAAACACCTAATGTGCCAGTAACACCCGTTGATAATGGTAAACCTGTTACATTAGTCATTACACCTGAAGCAGGAGTACCTAACGCTGGAGTAACCAATGTAGGACTATTGCTTAATACGTTAGCGCCAGATCCCGTTGAGGTTGTAACACCTGTACCACCATTAGAAACACCTAGTGTACCAGTAATACCTGTAGATAAAGGAAGGCCCGTACAGTTAGTTAGTGTGCCTGAAGTTGGTATACCTAGTATTGGAGTGACCAAAGTAGGGCTTGTGGCTCGAACAACTGAGCCTGTACCTGTAGCCGTTGTAACGCCTGTACCACCTGATGTAACAGGTAATGCATTAACAAATGATGCATCTGTAGCGGCTAACAATGGTGTAACTACTGAGGTTGAATACACACTGGCGCTAGCTATATTTGTGCCGTCATTGTACACAAGGGCTGACATTGTGGTAGGGATTGCAACGCCTGTGCCTGTAGAATTCTTGATAGTTATTGTATCTGCGGTATCGTTCTGTACTATATAAAACTTCTCAATTGCTGGAACGATTAAGTTTCTAGCACCACCGGTTGTACCAGTTAGTCGTAGTCTTAGGTTACGCGCTGTCTGTGTACCGTTAGTATCTGTTAAGGTTAGTGTTACGTTAGCACTTGCAAATGTTACGTCTGCTGATCCAACAATGGCTTCTTCAAGCGCCGTACCTAAGTTGACGTTCGTAGTCGTACCCCACGTACCCGATTGCTCGCCGGTGGTGATAAGCTCAATTTTGAGTGGTGAATAGGTACTTGCCATAGTTTGTTCCCTTTGTTTATTTTGCTATTTCAATGTGGTAGCAAATAACGAGAAACCTGTAACCATTACTGACACACTTTTTGATTCTTGTGTCGTTAATTCAATTGGTTGCGTTTCTTTATTATCGCATTGTACTTCATCTTCTTGCTTAGGTATAGTGTCTGTCATTATGGTATTCCTGTCCAATTTGGTGTTTGAGTATCGTTTATTGCTGTCCAAGTACTGCCTTGACTATCGTCTATTACTGCCCAATTAGGGTTTTGTGAGTCATCAATTTGACCCCATACTAACACATAACTTGCAACCCCAATACCCTGAACTCCTAGTGGGTAGATATAAGCTTTGCCTGTTATTGATACCGTGCCTACGTAGCCTGTTCCGTTTACCCCAGTTGCAAATACATTGGTTGTCGGGTATGCGACTACACTACCTAACTGCCCAGTACCAAATACGCCTGTTGGGTATACGTTGGATTTACCTGCTATTGATACTGACCCTACGTAACCAGTCGCTGAGTTCCCTGTTGCATTTACCGTAGCTTTGGCTGTAACCGTAACATCGCCAACAAACCCAGTAGCATAATTGCCTGTGGGGTATACCGTAGCCCCTAATGAGAAGGTTACGTCGCCTATTTCACCTGTGCCCAATACCCCTGTTGGGTATACGTTGGCTTTAGATACTGTAGTAACGCTGCCTACATAGCCATTCCCATAAACCCCAGTAGCATATACATTACCAGATGCAGTGACTGTGACACTGCCTAATGCCGTTGTACCTAATACACCTGTTACTGGGGCGTTTGCTGCGGCAGTTGTTGTTACACTACCTATAAAGCCCGTTGCTTGGAGCCCAGTTGTAGATACGTTTACTATTGGGTAAACAGTTATTACACCCAGTTCGTTTACTGCAAATACTCCGGTTGGAGATACGTTTGCTTTTGCTACTGTAGTAACCGCGCCTAATGCAGTTGTACCTTGTAGACCTGTTGCAAAGACTATACTAGAGGTTGCCCCACCTAGGTCAGCAAAGGGTGCTTCTGCAAAGGCGCTAAATCCAAACATTATTTAGCCTTGTTACTTTTTTATAGTTACAACAGGTGTTGGCTGTGGCTGCCAAGGCAATGTTGGCGTATCTATTTGCTGTTGGCTTAATAATGATTGATTAACACTATTTTTATATTGTTCAATTACAACTAATGGTGTGTATGTATCAATCCAACCTAAAACTATTTCTTCAGTTAATTGGTCAAATGGCATAAATGTTGAACCTGCTATTGTTGGAACATAAGTCATTGCAGGGCATGAAGTTGTATAAGTATCTTCCGTTCCTATTAAACTCCAATAAATGTTATAAACAACATTAACTTCGCCGTCTAATTCTTTATAAGCCTGAACAGAATTAATTTTTTTTGTATAAGTAATCATTTTTGACCTTTCAATTTAGCAATTTCAATTTTTAATTCTTCAATTTCTTTTCGTAACAAGTTTACGCCCTCAACAAGCAATGGTGTAATTTTGTCATAATTAATGGTTAAATAATCGTAATCTTGCTGTGTGCCATCTTCATTAATTCTATTTAACGATTTATTTACTACAACCGCGTCAGGCAATATGGCTTGAACTTCTTGTGCAATTAAACCAATTTCTTCTTTGCCAACTTCAATATCCAATTCTAATTCTTTAACTTTGCTATTCCAGTTAAATCTATAAGTTGTAAGTTTGCTTAAAATATCCAATGATTCATTGCGAATTGGAATTAAATTTTCTTTTAATCTTCGGTCTGACCAATATGCTGTTACATTGCCTGGACTATAAAAGTTTGTTCCCTCAACATAATAACGCCAACCACCACCTGTATTTCTATGCACCCCAACAGCACCGTCATTCATCATTAAGGTTTGTTGCGCATCAAATTCAATGCCTTTCCAACCATTACGCGAACCGTCTAGACGCCAAGCCCCGTATGTACCGTTATTAGGGTAAAAATGCGCCCCATTTAAAGGTGAATAAAGCCCTGAATAGTTTGGCATTTCAATCCATTCGCGGCTGTAATTTCGCACCGATGAATCTATGCGACCTGCTGTTGTTGCGTTTGTAGCCGTTGCCGCGTTACCTGAACATGAGGTGGATGAACCTGCTGTGTTTGAATATCCAGCATATCCAACATAACAAGGGGCATGATAGGTATCATTATAATATCCACGCAAAGACCAATATCCACTTACATCCGCACTCCAAGTTGTTTGGATATTATAAGGGTCATTACTATCATTACGATATAAACGATAAGCCCCTGGTCTTGCGGCACTTGTCCACATCCCTGTTTGACCTGTAATGCCTGATGCGGCAACAGATGATGCACTTGCCGCGTTGCCTGTGCATGAACCTGATGAGCCTGATACGTTTCCTGTTACATTACCAGATAGTGCAGCCGTTATAGTTCCGGCAGAGAAGTTACCTGAAGCGTCACGAGCTACTACTTTAGATGCCGTGTTAGTCGTAGTTGCATCGACCGCTAATGTGCCAGAGGTAGTAATTGTTCCGCCAGTTAAGTAGGAGCCGCCAGATATGCTTGTTACTGTACCTGTATTACTTGTAAATCCACTAGGGTTAGTCGCAGCATAAGCGCCTACAGTGTTATAGGATATTGTCTGTGCAGCGGAACCATTATATGTTGTACCTGATATTGCGCCCGCGCCGCCGTTATTAAATGTAACACTATTAGCTACTGAACCCGCTGAACCTGTTGTATTTTGGTTTAGCGTAGGGACATCGCCCGCTACGATTGCAGACATTACTACGTCTGTGCCGTTACCACGTAAGTATTGACCTGAAGTAGTTGCACCAGCTAGTGCGTCCATTGCATCTTGACGAGTTGTTGCGCCTGTACCGCCGTTGGCTATATTTAAGGTACCCGCTAATGTTACTGCGCCTGATGTAGCCGTTGCTGGGGTAAAGCCTGTAGTACCTGCACTGAAAGTTCCGCCTGCGGCCACAGTTGCCCAAGACGTATCTGTACCATCGGTAGTTAAGTATTTACCACTATTAGTGGCTTGGCTAGGCGCTAGAGCGTTGAATGCTGCATTAGCTGTTGTTTGGCCTGTACCACCATTAGCAACAGGTAGCGTGCCTGACACCGCAGAAGCAAGTGCTATCTTACCCCAAGCTGGAGCTGCGTTTAGTCCACCTGATATTAACGCATTGCCCGTAGCAACGTCAGCTAGTCTAGCTAAAGAAGTCGTAGTGTCCGCATAAAGGATATCGCCGATTGAGTAAGAGCTGTTGTCTGTACCACCACGAGTAGCCGGTAATGTACCTGCACCGATATCTGCCGCTGATATAGTAGCCCAGCTAGGTGCCGCTGATGCGGAGCCAGTCCCAGTTTGGGACAAGTATTGTTTAGTTGTAGATGTAGTGCCAGACAGCTTACTTAATGTGTTTGACGCAGAGGAGTAGAGCATGTCCCCAGTAGCATAATTATTTGTCCCTGTACCACCGTTTGTAGCCCCTAGGGTACCTGACACTGCATTTGATTGGTTAAGTGCTAAGGCATTCCACTCGACTTGTGTACCTGAACCATTAACAGATAACGTTTGATATGCAGAACCTAAGCCTAGTTTAGACCACGCGTTTGTGCCAGAGCCGTAAAGCAAGTCGCCTGTAGTAACAGTGCTTGTGCCTGTACCACCATTAGTAGCCGCAACTGTACCTGTAAGAGATATAGTCTGACCCGTAATGTCAATGTTTGTGCCGCCCGTGTAAGTAATCGCACCACTGAACTGTGTGTATGTTAACGTCGTGTAGCCGATAATCATTGTGTTTGGTTCGGTGGTCAATACGTGTGAATCACCAGCGTTAAGTACACCTTCTTGTGTAAAGAAGTAGTCGCCAGTACCTAGCCCGTCTGGGTCCCCTGGAATTACTACACTCGCATCATCCGAACGGGTCAACACCCAGTTAGTAGAGCCGCTACCTACAGTAGTTACTACGTATACCCCGTTTTCAGCCCCATTGGTTTGTAGTCGTACCATTACTCGGTTTGCTACACTTAATGCAATACCATCAACTGTTAGTGCAACTTGAGTACCCGCGTTTGTTAGTGTAGCCCCTACACCTGAGTTTGCTCGTGTAGCATAGGTTAAACCAGAGGCATTAGTTAGCCCTGTTATTTGGATGCCGTCAAAGGTTAGTGAAAGGGTTAACTGATTTAACGCTGGTGTTGAGTATACAAAGTAAGCTGTATTAGTTGATAGTCCATTACCCGCTGTGGTAGTTAGCCATATTTGGTCGTTTACTACTAGTCCGTGGTTTACCGAGGTTGTTACGGTAGTCGTACTCGTAATAGTAGTTATGTTAAATGTTGTACCACCCTGCACATATGTAGCAGTCAGATTACCTGTTGTCTCAACGCGTACAGGGGCGTGGATGTGAAGACCTGCAGTGACCTGGCTATCTACGTATTGTTTTGTTGCGGCTTGTAAGGCAGTTGTCGGGTTTGCATCCAATAGAACTGTACTTCCAAATTCCGTAGCCCCAGTAATAAGGGCATCGCCTGCAACTTGGAGTTTTTCCCCTGTATCGGTAGTTGTTCCGATTAGTAAGTTCTTAGTGTCTGATTTAATGGTTGCTACAACATCACCTGTAGTAAACCCACCCGCATGTAATACTACATCGCCTAAATCCCCAGTACCTACAAACAAATCTCCGTTAGAAACTCCATCCCCTAAGCTATATAGATAGGCTGAGTTGGGGGTGTATATAGGAAAACTACCGGAAGTAAACCCGCTACTATTAATCCCTAAGTCTACATAATTCTTAGTATCATCCCCAACATCATTAGTAGCTACATAATCCCCTGATGCATCTGAACCGCTATCTAAGTTTTGTATGTTGTTTTGTAGGAAGCTATTAGTAGTAGCAAACGCTTGGAATGCGGTGTTAGCTAAAGTTGTGCCATGAGTTCCATCTAAAGAAACTTCAATAACCCCCGCAATAAGTTTAAGGCTACCATCTACCTCTTGATAAACCGCTTGCTCAGACGGGTAGGTTATGAATACGTCTTTAGTACCGGCAGAGAAGGTAACGATTGCGTTGCTGTTAGACGAGGCAAGAATAGTATCACGAGATAAGGTATCAGTAGATGTGGTGTATGTACCAATGCCCACTTCCCATTCACCAGTGGTCTGCCCTGCTATGCAGTAGTAGGTTGTGTTACCATTACCAATCGTACTAAATGCTTGATATGCACCTGTAGCACCATCAAGCGCAATTGCCCCAGTACCAGTCGATACTGAGGTTTCTTTAACCCGGTCTTTAAGAACTAGAGCCATTTGAGACTCCTATTCTAGGCTATACGGATGATTGCGTTTGTTGCGTCCGCTGTTGGGAATATGATTGTAAAGTCACCGGCAGTGGATGATTTATCAGAACCGAAGTCCAATGCTGCAACTGCAGTATCGTCTGTGCTGTTATATATCAATGCGCCACGGGCAGTAATAGTCGCTGCAGACCAAGTAGTATCCGCAAAGTCAATAAACGCTGTAGTGCCTGATGAGGTTGGTACTTGAGAAACTACAAGAGTGTTTCCGCCTGTTGTGTAACCGCCACCGTTAGCTACTTCATTTGTAGTAGATGAGTAGTCGGTAGTAGCTGCACCTAAAGTCGCTGCAGAAGTATACAACGCGATTTTATAAACCTTTGTAGTACCTGTATTAAAATTTTGTGCGCCGCCCAATAATTGAACTTTAAAGCTCGTGCACATTGCTTGTGAAATTGCCATTTTACTTCTCCTAAATTACATTACTGGGTATCTTACTTGCCCGTTGCGGTATGCGTCTCTTCTATTTTTACCATCACCAAGTTGTTTCAATAAAGCTAAAGCCTCATCGTAACGTTTTTGATATGTTGCTGTTACATCAGCCTCACCCTTCATATAGGTGTAAGCTTCTAATAATGCGCCATATAGCAGTACAGAATCAAAGTTATCACCTAACCAACTAGTACCTGCAGTAACAATCGACTGTGGATAATAGAAGTAGTGCAACTCCATACTGTAACTGGCATCAGGTGTTGGTCCTAATATAAATGTATTCTGGTCAAACTGTGCATAATACTCAGGGGTTCCGTAGAACGCAACGTCCGTATCAGGATAAGACCCACGAATAAAGTTTACGTCTTTATCAAGCAGATACGTGAATTCGTTGTTGCCATTAATCAAAGCTAATGAAAACGTTGCTAACCAATCAGATGGGCATGCTAAGTACTTGTTACCGCTAGTTAGATTACCAATCACGTTCTTACGCAAGGCTGGCAGTTGTACGGTATTATAAACCCTTTGTTCTGCTTCTTGTATAAACGTGTTTATATCAGCCGTTTCAAACTGATTCTCGGTGTAGCTTTCAATAGCCGCAACTAATTGGGTGTAGTTCATTGGCCTACCTTATGCCATCGGACCGCGTGAAGTAAAGCCTTTTGTAGCTGCGCCACTACCACGTTGTTTCATGCCACCGTTTTTGTTTATTTGTGTATTCGCAGGATTACCGCCGCTTACACGTCGAGCAGGCATACCATTAGTTGAATCACTAGCGCTTACGTTGTTTGGGTCAGACGGATAGCTAATATCCGCATTGGGTATTACTTTTGGTTGGTTATATACTGACATATTAGTTACCTCTTTGATTAGCTGCACGTGCCAAGTTACGGCCTACTTTTTTCATGTCGATTGATTTAACTGTACGGGCTTTGCCGCCTTTAGATGGGTCGCCATCTTGACCACCTTTAGCACCATCGATGCCTAGTTGTTTGCCTTTAGTTTTGCCTCTAACGTTGATGCCTTGTGCGCCTGCTTTAAATGCCATTTTGTTTCTCCTATGTCGTCGTTACGGTTACAGTACCGACTGAGGCAACTGCTACCAAGTTATTTACTTCTAAGTTAAACGGGTCACGTAACCCTACTGGATTCCAGCCCCATTGTATCACCCTACTACCTTGCAAGGGAACCCCAGTTGCGTCAGGATTAACATTCGTTGTTTCCGTTAATTGTAACCCATTTAAACCCGATTGATAATAGCTTGTATCTGGTCGTGGGTCTCTAACTGCTTGTGGGTCATTAACTGGGTACATACCTAGTTGCAATTGTGGCTGGTCGGGCTCCCAACAATTTTGACACACCAATATATCAACATTCTTAGTCTTAATGACTAACCGCTTTAGTTGCGATAACTTATACCTAAAATTACACCTGTCGCACTGTGCAATTGCGAACTTACCACTTGAGTATTTACTCGCCATAGCACTACCTTATAAATTGCATTCTAGGCGCTAGTCTTAGTGCTGCCTTCTCACGGTCTTCATCGGCGGCTTGTTGGTACGTTTCATCATACATTGCTTTTAACATCTGTACCCTAGGTAGCGCTTCTGGTATCTTCATGCTTAAGTGATACGCCAATCCTGCAACCATCGCTGGTAAGAACCTAAACGGTATGTCTTGTGTATTGCTGCCGCTTGACCCAGCGTCTTGGATTCGGCGTAAGCGATAGTACACTAATGTGTAGTAGTTGCCTTGTTCGGGAACTGGCCAGACACTTATGTTTGGTACGTTTGTTACTGTTACGGCTGCACCAGCAGTGTGTGATGCAGCTATTGTATTTTGTTGGCCACGGCCTAGGTTGCTCAATGTACCCGCAGATGAGGTAGTTGATTTTTCTAGATTGCTGTAGCTAATAATTTCGTTGTCTAGTTTGATAAACCCAGTAGACCCAAGCATCGTTACATCTGATAAATCAAGTGATGTTGCAGTGGCACTTATTGTAGTTGATAGGGTAGCTGTCGTCGCATTGGTGTTACCTGTCTGACGGTTAATCCATACTTGAATTGGTCGGCCTTGTGCGTTTTTGTTTGGTATTGTGATGTATGTAGACTCACTAATACGTGTGATGTTGATATCTTGTTGGTTCTGGCCTGTGCCTGTACGCACTACTTGGTCTAATAGGTCAATGGTTTCAGTAGGCAATGCATATAAAATCTGGCCTTGAACCAAAGGAATCTCGCCTTGTTCTACAGTCCATAAGTTAATGCCGCGGTTAGCCCACTCAATAGTAAGCAGGTTCAAGCTTCGACGTGCGGTTCTTAAATCATAGCCCGTGCGCAATTCTGAGCCGCACCTCTCAAAACTTTCTTCGATGATGTTGTTAATGTCTAGATTAAATGACGAGGTACCGGAAGTTGCTGTGTTTAAAGCCATTATTTTTTACCTCTGTTTCTAGCGCTTATGCTTATATTTCGTCTATGTTCTTCGGTAAATACTTTACCTTTCATACCAGCGGCTACTTTTGCTTTATGTTCTTTGGTTAACTTTTTACCTTTTAGCGCTTGTACTTTAGCTTTTTGACACGCTTCAGATACCCCACGTTTCTTTGCGGCCTCTGACATACGTTGTCTAGCTTCTGGAGTTGGGTTGATTGTACCCTCTCCACCATCTGTAAAATTAGCTAGCTTAATTCCCATTCGTCTAAGACATTTGATTAAACCAATTTCAAGCTCAAGTGCTATTTTATCGCTAGTGCATTCTAGCATACCCTTTAATATATTTGCGCTGCCATACTTATTTACTATTGCTTTATGATGGGCGTTACGTTCACCTAAATATCGAGCGCGTCTAAACGCTCCTTTACCCACGTAAAAAGGAACTCCATCGGGCTTACAGTGAATATATGCGAATGATGTCATTTAGTTACCAAATAAATACTACTTCTACTATACCCAAACTAATGATAAGGTAGTTGTTCTCTTCTATAAGCTCATGTTGCATCCCTACAGCAAACCCACATATATAGCTTAAGCTGTAGAATTCCATCCCTTTACTTTCCTACTTCGGCTAACATCTTTACGTCGCCACCCTTTTTATACTCGGTTACAAACTGAGGCTTATCCTTACGTACAATGGTCTTACCCTTTGCACCAGGCATCTTATCCTTAGCTATGCAACCCATTCCACGTGAAGGTCTCATGACTACGCCCTTGTTTTTCCACGTACTGCGCAGCCGTCGGCGCGTCTAGATGCTGAACCTACTGAACCACCTTGTTTGTACGGACGTGGTTGTATATCTTTACCCTTAGAATCTTTTGGAGGACCGTCGTTTTCGGCTTCCGGTGGAAGTTTAGGGGTAGGTTTCTTTACTTTTGGTGTAGGTGTTGCAGAACCGTTGTCTACTTCAGCTTCCCAAGCTTCTATTTTCTTAGCCATAATTAACACATCTTCCCGCGGGTTTTACCGCGAACTTCAATACCACCGCCACGAGCCATTTTAGTACAGCCGCCGCCTTTAAGTTTTGTTAGGTTAGATTTTTTACCACCGTGTAGTTGGGACTCGTGCATGCCGATAGCTTTCTTAGCCATCTTTTTATCCTGCATTAAGTCCATCTTTGTATCTTCTTTAGCCATAATAGCTCCTTTAACATTTCCAACGTTTTAGTGATGCTGCTTTGCGTGTAGGCTTGCCATTTTCGTCTTTCATTGGGCCTGGCATACCTGACATACGGGCACAAAACGATTTCTTGCGAGGGCCACCTTCTGGCTGAGGAGCTTTTAAGTTCGACCCCGTTGCTGCATTGTATTTTGCGCGTCCTTTGGCAGTAAGTCCAGCACCTTTTGATACGGGTAATTTCTCACCACGACCAACCGCTAATGATGGACCGCCTTCTTTAAACTTCTTGCCCTTGTCAGCTTCGTTAAACTCTTTTGCTACTTTAGTAGGAATACCCACCTTCTTAGCAAATTTAGGGTTGTGTGCAGCTGCGGCCATTAGCCTAGCTTGAGGTTTACTCTTGCTCGGCATCTTCCACTACCTCTTTAACAGGCGCGTCTTTTTGAAGTTTAGCTTTGCGAACATCTTTAACTTCTGCTTTAGCTTCAGGTTCTTTTTTGTCGCCCCAGCCGTTTTCATTAATTATCATAGTAATTTCCTATCCAAATAGTTTATGTGCGAATTGAGTAACTACAGCGCCAAGAGCACCACCGGCACCACCAACCATCATCAAGACTTTCCAACCGCCGCGAGCTTCCGCAAGGGTTGAATTAATGTCATTAAGCGTCTTTTTAATGTCGTCCATATCGGCGACAAGTCTATCCATATCCGCTTGTAGGTGTTTAATCTCAGTTTCATGTACCGCTAGTTCTCGTTCTACGCTCATTATGCAGTTCCATTATTCTTTATTAACACAATATTAAAGAATGCACTAGCTGAGTTATTTGCAGCAATACCAATGGCTGAAGCACCAATACAGTTTTTTTCTGCTACTGCAATAGGGTACGTAAAGTCGTAGGTAACAGAGCCGTTATTTAGTGTAGACACAGCAGCGACGCGTAAAATACCGTCAGGACTGTGCTGTTTCAAAAACGCTGTAATGGATGTAGAACCCGAGGCTTGTCCTGCAGTTATGGTGCCTTGTACTAAGTATGCCGTATAGCCAGCAGGGACACAGTAATGGGCTGTAGTACG